TTTCTATCGCGTGCGATGAATCTGCATAGGAGGGCTGATTAATGGGTACTGCTAACTCAACACTGGTCAGCAACTTTGAAGCTGATCCATCAGTGCATAACGATGTTGCCAATCTACATGGCGCGATGCGTGTAGCTCAGGGAACCATCGTTGTTGCGGCCGGAGACTCAGATGACGATGACATCTTGATGCTTGCTCCGGTGCCATCAAACGCAACTGTTCCGCACATTTTTGTCGGTTCAGATACGTTGGGTGGTTCTAACACCTTTAACGTCGGTATTTACACTACCGCTGGCGTTGTTGTGGACGAAGACGCTTTCGCCACGGCAGTCGCTGACGCTGGTGCAATGGCCGACGTTCGTCACGAAGCATCCAATATCAACACTGTTGGTAAGAAGATGTGGGAACTTGCCGGCGCTACAAGCGATCCTGGCGGCTATTACTACATAGCCATCACGATGTCAGCTGCTGGCGGCACTGAAGGCGATTTGTCCTTCATTATCCACTACGTCGTTTCGTAGACGATAACGATTAGGGGCGGCTTCGGCCGCCCCTTTTTTTACAAGGATCGTCATGGCCTCAGAAGTTGATATCTGCAACAGCGCGTTAAACGCGATTGGTGCATCCAACATTATTTCGCTGACCGAAGACAGTCGCAGCGGCCGTCTGTGCAATCAGCGCTATACGTTTGTCCGCGACTCTGTTTTTCGCGCCCATCCGTGGAACTGCCTGATTAAACGGGTGGAGCTTGCACAGGACACCGACGCGCCCAGCTGGGAATACGCCTACAGCTACCAGCTGCCGGCCGACCCGTATTGTCTTCGCGTTTTAGAAGTCGAAGGCGAAGACCTTGGCATCCAATACGTCATTGAAGGACGCAAAATTTTAACGGACGAGGGTACGGTCAAAATCCGCTACATCGCCCGCGTAACTGATCCAACCGAATACGACGCAGGGCTAATAGAAACAATATCGGCAGCACTTGCCGCTGACCTCGCCTACCCGATCGCTAACTCAAATGGCCTCACGCAAAATATGTACAGCATCTACCAGGCCAAACTTTCAGAGGCCAGATTTGTAGACGCAACCGAAGGGACACCCGACGAAATTATAGCCACCGACTTTATCAACGCGAGGCGGTAATGGCGCGTCTGAGCTATCCGTTTACAAACTTCACTGCTGGAGAACTTAGCCCACGCCTTGATGGCCGAGTTGATTTGAGCAAATTTAAAAACGGCTGCTCTACACTCGAAAATTTTCTTATCCACGCTCACGGCGGCGCAACCCGTCGACCGGGTAGCTACTACGTTGCCGAGGTTAAAACCAGCGCGGCAAAAACAAGGCTATTCAGTTTCGAGTTTTCGAGCGAACAGACTTACATAATTGAAGCGGGAAACGAGTATTTCCGGTTCTACAAAGACGACGGACAAATAACCGATAGCGGCAGCGCTTACGAAATTTCGACGCCCTACGTCACCGCTGACCTGTTTGAGCTTAAAATGGCGCAAAGCGCGGACACAATGTTTATTGTTCATCCGTCCTATTCGCCTCGCAAACTGACAAGAACTGGGCACACCGCATGGACGCTGACAGAAATTGGTTTTGAGTTTGGCCCGTTCCAGGACGAAAACACAACAACAACGACGCTGACATCAAACGCGCGCACCGGCAGTGCAACTATCACAGCATCAGCTGACCTTTTTGCCAGTACAGATGTCGGCCGGTTGATTAAACTCTACAACGGTTTTTTAAAAATAACCGGGTATACAAACCCGACAACGGTTACCGCCGCCGTGCAACCCAACCTTGCCGGCGACTCTGAGATACTGCCAAGCTATGCCGCGTCAACAATCAGTTTCGTAGAAGGCGACCCATCTTCAACCGGGGCAAGCCACAACGATCGCATTGTTGATACAGGCAAAAATTTTATTGACGAAGGTTTTAAGGTTAATCAGACAATTACGGTTAGCGGCACGTCGAGCAACAACGGCGACTACCTTATTGTTGATGTTACAGACGACACTATCCTTGTCAGCCCATCGGATGATCTAGCAGCTGAAAGCGCCGGCAGCAGCTTTACGCTGGCCGGTAAACTTGAAGCAACCGACGAATGGTCGCTGGGTGCATTTTCAACGACCACCGGATTTCCTGGCGCAATTTGTTTCTTTGAAGAACGCCTCGTATTTGCCGGCACAACCAACCAGCCGCAAACGGTGTTCTTTTCAGAATCAAACGGGTTTGAACAATTCAACACCGGAGCCGAAGACGCCGACGCAATGATTTATACGATCGCGTCTAACCAGGTAAATATTATACGTTACCTCGCGCCCGGTCGCGCGCTGGTCATTGGTACGAGTGGTGGCGAGTTTGTTGCCTCATCCGGCACAACGGCTGATCCGATATCGCCAACGAATATACAAATTAAAAGACAGACAAGGTACGGGACTGCAAACGTCGATCCGGTTGCTACCGGAAACGTGGTGCTGTTTTTGCAACGCGCCAAGCGCAAGATCCGTGAGCTTGTCTATAACTTCGATGTCGACGGTTACATTGCACCAGACATGACCTTGCTGGCCGAGCATGTGAGCGAGGGCGGCTTTACGCAACTGGATGTGCAGCAGGAACCGGATAACGTCATTTGGGCGGTCAGGGCAGATGGCCAGCTATGCGGATTGACCTATAGACGAGAGGAAGACGTGGTCGCGTGGCACCGCCATGTAATTGGTGGGCAGGCTGGTAGCTGCACGGTAACGGTGTCAGACTATGCAAATATTGCAGTAGGCACACGTTTGGTGCTGACAAAGTCAAACGGCGAAAAGGTAACCTTTACGTCAGAAGCGGCTGGCGCATCGTCGCCGGCAAGCAGCACTGGCTGGAGACCACACTCAAACAACAACACGACTGCCGATAATATCTACACGGCGATAAATGCTCACGCCGATTTTACGGTGGCGAACCCGGCAGCGGCCGTCGTAACCATCAACGAAACCAGCCCAAGTAGCACAGGGTTTTTGACAATAACGAGCGAAGACGAAACGCGGCTTGCGGTTACATCGGAAACGCAAGCCATTGTAGAAAGTGTTGCTGTCATTCCGGGCGACCTGGACGAAGATCAGGTCTGGATTATCGTGCAGCGAAAAATTAACGGAGCAACCAAACGCTTTGTTGAGTATCTCAAGCCAAGTGATTTTGGCGACGATACTAACAATGCGTTTTTTGTCGACAGTGGTCTGACTTATAGCGGGGCCGCGGCAACCAGTATTAGCGGCCTGAGCCATCTTGAAGGCGAAGTCGTGACAATTCTGGCAGATGGCGCTGCGCACGCTGATAAGACCGTTGCATCAGGGGCCATCACGTTAGACCGATCGGCAAAAAAAGTGCATGTGGGCCTTGGATATAATTCAACGCTGAAAACAATGCGTATAGAGGGCGGCAGTCTTGACGGAACAAGTCAGGGCAAAGTCAAACGCATTCACGATGTTACGGTTCGACTATACCGCTCTGTCGGTCTTAAAGTCGGCCCAAGTTCGTCTGTTAACGATTTGATACCGTTTCGATCGAGCGCTGATGAAATGGATCAACCGTTGCCGTTATACACGGGCGATAAAACAATCGAGTTTGGAAACGGCTACGACACGGATGGGTTTGTAACCATCAGGCAAGAACAACCCTTGCCACTAACTATCATCGGTATTTACGCGAGGCTTGAAGTCTTTGACCGTTGAGCTTGTTCCATTCAAAGCGGCACATGCTGAAGAAATACTTGCAGGCGATCAGATAGAGCAGTGGTCAATGCACAGTGACCGGTTAGCAAGTGTCGAAAGTTACACACTTTTACATGATGGCGACCCTGCAATTTCTACAGGCGTCATAGAGTTATGGCCCGGCGTTGGCGAAGCCTGGATGCTTTCAAACGATATTTTGCAAGCACATCCGTTGGCTATGTCGCGCGCGGTCAAACGATCGCTGTTTTGGCACATTGAAAAAAAAGGTTATTGGCGCGTCCAGGCTAATGTCCGAGTTGGCTGGCCGCAGGCTGAAAAATTTGCCGAGTTTGTCGGCATGAAGAGGGAAGGTTTAATGCCAAAGTTTGGGCAGCAACAAGAAGATCACTATCGCTATGCGTGGGTAAAATAATGGCGGCAACGTATCTTGCAGCGGGAACAGCGATAGCTGGCGGTTTTATGTCGGCAGCTGGTGCCGGCAAATCTGCAAAAGCTCAAAGGGCAGCGGCAGAGTTTAACGCGCGCATGATGGAGCGCGATGCGAAAGTTGCCGAGCAGGAAGCTGAACAGCAGCTGTTTATGAACGACCGCGATAATCTGCGCTTTAGCAGGATCGCAACCGATTTTGTAAAAAATCAGCAGGCATATTACAGCGGTTCGGGCGTAGTCAGTGGACAGGATTCAGCGCTGGTTGTCGCCCTTGAAAGCGCAAACAACGCCGACGAGCAAATTAGAAACCAGATTTATGATAGTGAAGTTGCGGCCCTTGCGCTGAGAGAGCAGGCAGTGGGCCGTAAATTGCAAGCCGGCCTGACTAGAATAGAAGGGGCAGCAAAAGCACGCGCAACGCGCATACAGGGGATGGCTAGCTTGTTG